ACGGAGCAGCGAGGTCCCAGGTCAAGAACATCAGCGGGGGTCCGCTGGACGTGCCGCTGCTCGGCCGGGTGGTCGAGGCGGACGAGGTCACCGCCGTCCCCGACTTCCAGCCCGACGGCGAGTCCCCGATCGTGTGGCCGCCGGACAAGTGGGAACCCGTCGCCGATAAGGCAGCGGGCAAGAGCGGGAAGGAGTAGCCGGTGCCCACCTACGCATCCGGGCTGTCCGGGCAGGTCGGGACGATCACCGCGCCGTCCTACGGCGACAGCGCGACCGCCGTAACTCATTTCTACGAGTTCCTGTCCGAGAATTTCGTGTTCAACCCGTCGTGGCTCGACGGGATGGGCCTGAAGGCCGGGCAGGCGTATAACCGGTCCGCGCGTACGGTGCAGTCCCGGTTCGACGTCAACGGCGATATCACGATCGAGCACATGATCGGGTCGGCCGCGAACACGGTCGCCGACTCGATGGGGTTCTGGTGGAAGCACGCTCTCGGCTCGTCGGTGACGACCCCGACGGTGGTCCTGGGGACGGCGTTCAAGCAGAACCACACCAACGGGTCGAAGGCCGGGCTGTACGCGACGCTGCAGGTGGGCCGCCCGCAGATCTCCGGGCCCACGGTGCAGCCGTTCACCTACACGGGCGTCAAGGTCACGCAGTGGGAGTTCGACTGCAAGGACAACACGATCGCGACGCTGAAGTGCACGTGCGACGGGCAGACCGAGCTCACCTCGGTGGGCCTGGCCGCCGCGTCGTACCCGACGCCGAACGGCCTGTTCACGTTCTCCGACGCGTCCGTGATGACGATCGGCGGGACCGCGTCGACGTCCGGCGGGGAGACCACGGTCGCGTCCGGGGTGTCGCTCGGCTCCCGGGTCAACGGCATCACGATCACGGGTAACACCCCGATGAAGGTCGACCGGTACGGCCTGGGCAACGCCGGCCTCAAGGCGGAGCCGATTGAGAACGCCATCCCGACGATCACCGGCACCCTGAGCACCGAGTTTTTCTCCCGCACCGAGCTTTACGACGTGTTCAAGGCCAACACGACGACGACGCTGCAGGTCGACTTCACGAAGTTCGACGCCTCCGGGAACGACGCCAACGGCGTGGCCAGCGGCCCGAACCCCTACCGGCTCTCTTTCATCCTGCCCGCGGTGAAGTTCAAGACGGCCGAGGCGAAGATCGGTGGGCCGGATGTAATTCCGCAGCAGATCGGGTTCCAGGCGTACGACGACGGGTCCGGCACCAACCCGGTGATCCAGGTAAAGCTCGTATCCAAAGAGTCAAGCGCTATCTAGATGGCGCTGCCGTCCGGGCTCGCCGCGTCGGCGGGGATCGCGACTGAGGCGACGTCGGGTACCGCGCAGACACCGGTCCGTTTCCTGGAGTTCCTCTCCGAGTCGATGAAGATGGACAAGGCCACCGCCACGGGCACGGGCCTGCGCGCGGGGGGCCTGTACCAGCGGACGTCGCGGCGGGTGGTGACGTCCTGGGGCGGTTCGGGCGGCATCGAGTTCGAGGTGCCGTTCAGCGGGGCGGGCCTGTGGCTGCAGCATTGCATCGGGTCGTTCGGCACGTTCTCCTCAGTGGTGCAGCAGGGCGGCACGGCGGCCTGGCTGCAGACCCACACCCCGGGCCCGCTGACGGGCAAGACGTTCACGATGCAGGTCGGGAAACCCGACGCGGGCGGCACCGTCCGCAACTTCTGCTACGTCGGCTGCAAAGTCGCCGACTGGACGCTGACGGCGGAGCTAGGCCAGTTCGTAAAACTGGCGCTGACTATTGACGCGTGGCAGGAGCTGACCGCGGACAACCCGCAGGGCACGTCCGCGGCCCCGGCGCTGACCGCCCCGTCGTACGCGAACAGCCAGGCGTTCCACTTCGCGCAGGGCACCCTGTACAACTCGGGTGTCCTGTCGAACGCCGGGTCGGGGCCCGTGGTCACGTCGCTGGGATCCCCGGTGGCGGCCGCGCAGGTGCTGAAAGCGGCGGTCAAGTGCACGAACCCGCTGGACGTCAGCCGGTATTTCGCGGCGGGGGTGAGCGGTTCCGGGGTCGCCGGGATCAAGGGCGACCAGCTCGAGACGGGCACCCGGCAGCTGGAGGGCAGCCTCGACGTGGAGTTCCTGTCGCTGTCCGCCTATTACGACACGTTCGCCGCCGACACCGTCAGCACCCTGCAGCTCGTATTCACCGGGCCCATCATCGCGTCGTCGTTCGCGTACACCCTCGCCGTGCTGATCCCGAACATCAAGTTCGACGCCGGGTCGCCGGCGGTGACCGGCCCCGACGTGGTGTCCCTGTCGCTGCCGTGGCACGGCCTGGATGACGAGGCGCATAACCCGGTGCAGTTCCAGTACATGTCGACGGATACGGCGGTGTGAGGTGCCGGACAGGCTGATGGAGGCCGCGAAGGTGATCGCGGAGCAGGCGAAGGCCAACGCGGCGGGCTGGTCGGCGCGGATCCCGGGGTCGATCCGGGTGTCGGGGAGTTACCCGGAGATATTCATCCGGTCGTCCGCGCCGCCTGCCTACCCGAATGAGGTCGCCGGGGTGCGGCATCCGGTGTTCGGCGGCCGGGGCACCCGCCGGCCGGACGCGCCGTGGGTGCTCAACGAGCACCGGCCGTTCCTCGCGCCGGCCGCTGACCAGCGGGGCGACGCCGCGGCGGAGAAGTTCGCCGACATCATCGACGACTGGGCCATCAAGGCCGGGTTCCGGTAGCAGGGAGCGGGATGAAGATCGACTTTGACGGGCGGCTGTGGGATTTCGACCTGACGGAGATGGACGTCGCCCAGTGCGAGGGCGTCGAGAAGTACGTCGGGAAGGGCCTGGGCGAGTGGTCGAACCAGCTGGGCGCCGGGTCGGTCAAGAGCATCGTGGCGCTGTGGTGGGTGATGCGCCGCCAGTCCGGCGAGGACGCCGGGCCGGTGCCGCAGCCGCCTGACGGGTTCAGGCCGGTGAAGCTGCTGGCCGCGCTGAACGCCGCGATCGAGGCGGACGAGGCCGCCGCGGTCGAGCCGGAGCCGGACCCTACGAGGCCGCCGGGTGGGTCACCGGGGCCCGGCGGTACGGCGACGACGACGGGCGGCGCCGCGGCCGTCTCCCTGCCTGGATAGCCCGTGTCATCGACGGGAGTGTCAGGCAGCTCCGCGCGGAGTACGGTTTCGCGCTCGCGCACCTGTGTGCCTGCCCGCCGCCTGTGGCCCGTGACCTATCGCTGCTGGATTTCGCGCGTCTCATCGACGCTATCGACCGGTACGACGCCGAGATGCGCCGCGCCTCCGGGGGGTGACCGCTGATGGCTCTCGTCAAGACAGTCGAGATGCGGGTCCTCGCTAAGGCCGGGGACGCGCAGGCGCAGCTCGACGGGCTGGCCGCGGAGGCTGACAAGCTCGACGGCAACGCGATCCGCATGCGCTTCCGCGTCGATGACGCCGAGGGCAAGGCGCAGCTCGACGACATCCGCGCCAGGGCCGACGCGCTCGGCTTCAAGGACGTCAGCATCAAGGTCAAGGTCGACGGCGCCGGCCGCGCTATCGCCGACCTGGCCGCGGTGAAGCACGAAGAGGATTCCGTTCGCAACCAGGGCCTGATGAACCGGATCGGCGGCGGCGTCGGAGGCATCGGCGGCGCTATCCCCGGGGGTCTCGGCCCTATCCCGCTGCCCGCGCTGGCCGCCGCGATCCCCATCGTCGGGGCGCTGGCGACGGAGGCGGTCGGCCTGGCGGCCGGGTTCGCCGCCGCCGCCTCCGGTGCCGGGGCGTTCGCGCTGCTCGCGATGCCGGCGATCAAGAAGGTCGAGACGGCGTACCAGGGGCTGGGCAAGGCGCAGGCCGCCCTGCAGCAGGCGCAGGCGAAAGAAGCCGCCTCCCCGTCGAAGGTGAACGAGAGGGCGGTGCAGGCCGCCGCGCTGGGCCTGAAGCTGGCGCAGGAGCAGATCGGCAAGCTGCCCGCGTCCGAGCAGGCCGCCGTCAAGGGCATCCAGGGACTGTCCGCCGAGTTCGGGAAGATATCCCGGGCGTTCGCGCCTACCGCGTTCAAGGTATTCGCCGACGGCCTGAAGGTCGTCGGGAACCTGCTGCCGCACCTGACGCAGTTCGCCGCGCCGTTCGCGGCCGCCCTCGACGGCCTCATGCAGAAACTCGCCAAATTCACCGCATCCAAGGGGTTCTCCGACTGGCTGAAGCAGTTCTCCAAGGACGTCGGCCCGGCCGTCACCGCGATCGGCGAGGGCATCGGGAAGGTCGCCATCGCGTTCGGCAAGCTGATGACGGTCATGAGCAGCAAGGACGTCGCCCACGCGATCAATATCGCGTTCGGCGCGATCGCGGGCACGATCAACGTGGTCACGTTCGCGATCCGCCGGTTCATGCAGAACTGGGACGGGATGAGCGCGGCGGCGGCGAAAGCCGGTCACGCGATCGCGGGGGCGTTCAAGAGCACCATCAGCAGCGCGGTCGGCTTCCAGAACGCCATCGACCACGCGTTCATGGCGGTCGTCCACGGGGCCGCGAGCATGGTTTCCGGCGTGATCCATTTCGTGTCGTCGCTGCCGGGGAAGATCCAGGGGTTTTTCGCCGGCGCGGGCGGCTGGCTGCTGCAGGCGGGAAAGAACATCATCGAGGGCCTGATCCACGGGATCGAGTCGATGATCGGGGCGGTCGGCAGCGCGATCAGCAGTATCGCGTCGAAAATCCGTTCGTTCCTGCCGTTCTCACCGGCGAAGGAGGGCCCGCTGTCGGGCGGGGGGAGCCCGGACCTGGCGGGCAGGCAGATCGCGCGGATGCTGGCGCAGGGCCTGGATTACGGGCGTCCCGGCGTGGCGCAGGCCGCCGGGCGGCTGGCCGGCGCTGCCGCGGGGATGGCGGGCATGGCCGGCGCTTACGGCCGCGGCGGCGGGGGCGCCCAGTACACGATCAACCTGAACGGGGTGATCGACAAGGCGGGCGCGGCGCGGGAGATCCACCAGCTGATGCTGGAGCACAAGCGGAACAACGGGCGCCTGCCGCTCGGGCTCGGGTAGGCCGTGCCGTTCGCGGGCCGCGCGCAGATCCTGATCGCCTGGGCGACCGAGCCGTTCAACACGTCGCCCACGTTCACCGATGTCACGGCGTACGTCCGCCTCGATAAGGGCATCACCCTGCAGCGCGGCCGGCAGGACAACATCTCGGCGGTGCAGCCGGGCCGGCTGACGTTCACGGCTGACAACAGCGACGGCCGGTTCACCGTGGGCCTGTCGACGTCGCCGTACGCGCCGAACGTGCGCATCGGCCGGCGGGTCCAGGTGAACATCCCGGACCAGGCCGGGACGCTGCATACCCGGTTCGACGGGATGATCACGGAGCTGCCGACCGCGTGGGAGGGCGGCCCGGCCATCGAGTCGCTCGAGGTGATCCAGGCCGTTGACCTCCTGTCGTGGCTCGGCCGGCAGCCGGAACTCCTGTCATGGACCCAGCAGGAGATGCTGTCGGACGCCCCAGTCGCGTTGTGGTCGCTGGCCGACGCGTCGGGTGTGACGTCGGCGGCGGATCAGGCCGGGCAGGGCGCCGCGGCGCTGCAGGTCGTCTCTCAGGGCGACGGGACGGGCGCGGCGGCCGGGGGCGGAGGCGTGCCGCTCACCGAGATCCAGACGTCGAACACGGTGACGCAGCAGCAGGTCACGACGACATACACGTTCACCACCCCCGGTTCCGTCTCCTGGACGGCGCCGCTGGGGACGCTGGTGTCGTGTGACGTGACCTGCGTCGGCGGCGGGCAGGCCGGCTCGACCGGCAGCAACGGCACCAGCGGCGGGACGGGCGGCCGGAGCGGGGAGCTCGCCGAGGAGACAGCCCTGGTGGTGACGCCGGGCCTGACCTATACGGGCACGGTCGGCGCGGCAGGGACACCGTCGGCGGGCAACGGCGGCGACACGTCGTTCGCCGGCGACGCGGTCACGGTGACCGCCCACGCGTCCGGGTCCGGGTCGTCGAACACGATCCATCACAACGGCGCGTCGGGCGCGGGCGGCGGCGTCACCGGGTCGTTCGTCGGCGGCGGCGGCGCGTCGTCGGGCGGCCAGATCCAGGCCGGCAACGCCGGGGTGTCGGGGCTGACCTCCGGTTCCGGCGGGACCGGGGTGACCGGCGGCGGCGCCGGGGGCGCGGGCGGATCCGGGCAGGCGTCCGGCACGCCGGGTTCACAGCCTGGCGGCGGCGGGGGCGGCGGCGGCGCTGGCGGCGCGTCGGCCGCGGGCGGCGCTGGCGGCGCGGGGCAGATCACGATCGTCTACACGTACATCCCCCCGGCGGCCAGCCAGCAGAACAGCAGCCTGTCATCGTGGCTATTCACCCCTAGCGCGACGCTGGCCGCCCGGGTCCTGTCCGGGCCGCTCCCCTCGGCGGTGACCGCGGCGGCAGGGTTCGCGTTCGAGTGCTGGGCGGATTTCGCGTCGCTGCCAGCCGCCGCGGTCAGCACGTTCGCCACCCCCGGTTCCGTCTCCTGGACGGCGCCGCCTGGCGGCACGACCGCTGACGTGGCCTGCGCGGCGGGCGGCAAGGCGGGCACGACCGGCAGCAACGGCACCAGCGGCGGGACGGGCGGCAACGGCGGCGAGTGGGCCGAGGAAACCGCCCTGGTGACGACCCCCGATTCGGTCTACGCGGGCACCGTCGGCGCGGCCGGGACACCGTCGGGCGGCGCCGGGGGCGACACGTCGTTCACCGGCGACGCGGTGACCGTGCTGGCGCACGGCTCCGGTTCGGGCAGCACGAACACGATTCACCAGAGCGGCGGGTCCGGGGCCGGGGGCGCGACTACCGGGCAGCACGCAGGCGGGGGCGGCGGGTCGTCCGGCGGTCCCGGCCAGGCGGGTAACGCGGGAGTGTCCGGTTTCGGCGGCAGCTCCGGGGGTCTCGCGGTGACCGGCGGCGGCGCCGGCGGTGCCGGAGACGGCACGTCCGCGGGCGGCTCACCCGGCTCCGCGCCCGGCGGCGGAGGAGGAGGAGGCGGCGGCGGCGGCGGGGCCGGTGCGGGCGGCTCTGGCGCCCCGGGCCAGATCACGGTGACCGTCCAGCCGGGCGTCTCAGCGCTCCTGACACTGGTCAGCCCCCGCGGGCAGACCGCGATCGCCGTGTGGGTCACCACCGCCGGGCACCTGCAGCTCGCATCCACCAGCGGCTACGGCACCCGCGCGCCGACGTGGACCACCGTCGACGCCGGGCAGGCACCGACGGCCGCGTTCCATGTCGCCGTGTCCGTCGCCGTGACCACGCGGGTAGCTACCCTGTACGTCAACGGCGCCAGCGCCGGAACCCTCACCCTCCCCGCCGGCGCGTCCTACACGTGGATCACCGCAGGCGGCGCGTACGGGTCCTGGCTCGGCGGGTGGAACGGCTCCGCGAGCCTGATGGCCGTCTACCCCGCCGCCCTGTCCAGCGGCCGCGTCACAACCCATTACACCGCCGGGAACACCGGGTTCACCGGGTCGTCAACCGGGACGATGATCAGCAAGATCGCCGCCTACGCGGGCCTGCCGTCGTTCTGGTACACGCCGCCGTCCGGGCTCTCCGACCCGTCCTACGGCCTGACCCTGGCGTCCTATTTCGACATCAAGGGCCAGAACCCGCTGACCGCGATGCAAGCCTACGAGACCGCTGAGGGCGGGGTCCTGTCCGTGAACGCGGCCGGGGCCCTCACCTTCGCCGACCGCGCCTCGAGGTACTCGGCGGGTGCGGCCGGGTCGGCGTTCACCCTGTCCGCCGGGCAGTACGAGACCGACATCTCGTTCAAGTCCAACGACCAGTACCTCACCACCGCCGCGTCCTACGCGACCGTCAACCTGCCCGGCGGCTACCCGGTGATCAACACGGCCGCCGAACTGCACTTCGGCCGGTACACCCAGAACGCCGGCACCCCCGCGTCGCCGCAGGCCGCCCCGTTCACCGACGCCGCCGCCGCCGCGGGCACCTACAGTACCGACGACATCATGGACGCCGGCTGGTGGCAGGCCAACGTCAACGCCCAGCCCGTCCCCCGCATCCCGTCGCTGACCATCGACCTGCTCACCCAGCCCTCCAGCCAGTTCAGCATCTCGTCGTTCTACGCCACGGATATCGGGTCGGCGTTCCAGCTGACCGGGCTGCCGTCACAGGCACCCGACTCGGCGGGGCAGCCGCTCGCCGCGTACTGCGTCATCGAGGGCATCAGCGAGACCCTCGACCTGGGCACGCACACCTGCCAGCTGTACACGTCCCCCCTCGCGCAGAACGCGGCGTGGATCCCCGGTGACGCCCTCCTCGGCGTCCTGGGCACCACGAACACCGTCGGCCGGTCGCAGGCCCCCGCAGCGCTCGGGCCGCCGTACACCCCCGTCCCGACGTTCGGCGCGACACTGAACCGGACCGGGTCGGTGGGCGCGGAAGACCTGCGGACCCTCACCGTCAACACGCAGAACAAGCTCACCCCGCCGCTGCTCATCGCCCAGCAGGCCACCGCGCAGACCCTGACCACCGCCGCCGGGCAGGCAGTCTCCTTCGACACGATGCTCGCCGACACCGCGGGCGGCATGACCACCACCCTCACCTACACGATCCCCGCCGGGTTCGCCGGCTGGTACTGGGCGTCCGCCGTCGTCCAGGCCGCCACCGGGACCGCCAGCCTCGGCGGCCTCGCCGTCTGGTTCAGCGTCACCCTGTCCGGCGTGAACTCCCACTGGCACTCCCGGTCACTGCCCTACCTGTCCACCGCCCCGTACACCGCCGCCGGGATCTCCGGGAAGATCGGCCCGTTCACCGCGGGCGACACCATCCAGGTCATCACCGCCTGGTCCGGGTCGAACACCTCCACGCCGCTCGGCACCAGCGACGGCGGCTCCATGCTCACGCTGATCTGGGAGGGATACACGTAATGGCCACCGTGCCGGCCGTGCCGACGTTCACCGCGGGCAGCTCGCCGACGTTCACCACGCTCAACGCCCTCGGCTACGCCGTCCAGTTCTGCCTCACCCCGCCCCGCGCCGTCCTCCAGCAGACCAACGTCTCGCCCG